AACTCTTTCTTAGATACTGACGGACTCGAAGGCTGAAGCGGAATTTTTACAGGAGCCATTGCGCGTTTTAAACAATCATTATAATCCGATGATAATGCAACCGGTGAAAAGCGCTTGACAAGTTTTACATTAAATGCACTATGCGCAGCTGGGTCAAATAGACGCGCTCCCTTTTTATAATCATCTTTGAGTTGCCCCCACATGGCAGTCGCATCCAGAATCTGATTGAGTTTATATCCATAAGGAGCGCCAAGTTCTGTTAGAAGTTCACAGTTGTGAATAAGAGGAATACCAAGATAGAGAGCATCGAGCAAAAATAGTTTGAGAGGACGAAATCGCTGGTGAGCAATAATAAATGCTTTCTCCATTCGTAAATCTGGTAGTCGTATACGTGGTAAAATCGAACCACTAATATCAGGCACCAGTAAATTTTTAATAATATTTGTCTTAAAAAACTCGCTTGACTGTAATTGCTCGCCATTATGAACGTTAAACCGCACAGGGTCTCCTCTTACACGTATCTGTGTAAGAATATTTAGCGGAATATTACAGTGGCTTGTATTACTGAAATTATTTTCAACAATACGTGCGCACCAAGATACAGAGGGATGAGTGGTACTATTTTTTAATACCATAGCATCAACCTGTTTTGCCGACTCCTTCCATTCAGGAATAGTATTTTCCTTACAAAAAATATCAAGCGCTTGAGGATTCCATAAAAAAGGCACTTGGATAACCTGGACTCCTGACAAGAATTCAAGATAGTTCACATCTTGGACGGAATACAAATCGTACGTCATAATGGCAGTAATGTTCTTAAAAGAACGCTGTGTGGGATTCCAAGGATAGACGGACGATTCAATATCGTGAAATACAGGTGGCTGGTTAACCCATAGAATTCGATGCTTCGCTACTTTGAGTCGGTCTTCTGCCGGCATATGCCAGACGACTTCAATAAGAGCATCAAATGTATCGGATGTACTAGGGTCCCACGCCTTGCGTTTTGGCAAAACATCCTTTAACCCTTTCAAGTCCATAAACCAGTCCGGCTCGCCTTTTGGATATAGAAGTGTGACATCATATTTCGCATCCGCAAGCGTCTTTGCTAGCGAACATGCGACTTGGGGGATACCCCCGCTAAAATAACTATGAAGAAATCTTACAGTAACTCCCACTTTCATAATGGTCTACAAGATGTCTTACTCGTGGTTTTTAAACCGCCTTCGTTTTGGTTGGAAGGACCGCAGGAGCACATATTTTGTTGCTCCGCGAAGGGATTTTAAAATAGTAATATTATAAATGGTTGACGCATTTTATAAATGCCCGATTTATAGTTTGCCGACGGCAGGGGCAAGAGGGGACCCTTGGGGTGCCGGCGCAGGCGCCGCCGCGCGCTGAAAGAGCAGCTCCTTCCAAGTCTCAACGTTCTTTGGATTATAAATCGAAAATTGTGAGGTGAGTTGCTTCACCTGTGCTGCGTAAGCGACTTTATTTGTATTATGATACTTAATAATCCTATCTATTTGTTGGGCGCCCATGTGAAAGTCATTACCGTCATAGTAATAGCCGTACTCTTTAAAACGCTTAATATTGTGGACAACAGGGAAGCCCATTGTAATAAATTCAAGGAAACTATAATTATATTCATTATTGACCTGATGCATAATAATAATCGCCGACGGAAATGCCTTTACAAGATTGACAATATGCGCTCGTGGAGTCAGTTGTAACTTATTGTCCTTGTAGAGTGTAATATTTGGCAAGACCGACGATTGATAATAAGAATTTTGTTTAAGGCGTTCACCATTAATCGCAATCACTTGTCCCACACGACGTGGATGCTGGCGGTAATACGCTTCAGCGACCGTAATTGGAATAATCGAATTCTTTTGAAAACTAATATTTGGCTCCATAATCACAAATGTACGTTCAGATTCAAGATCAAGTCCCTTGTCCGTATAGACTTCTCCCATACTCTCAATAAACATAGGTTCCCATACATAAGGCGCAATTCGTGTCTTCCCACATAAGGCATTAATTGAACCAGCGTACTCAGCATGAAAGTCGTAGTGTGGACTCACCCATATTTCATCAATCTCCCCCGCTACGTGATGACTGAAATTTATATTCTTCATAAATGTGATTGTCTCAATATCAATATTGAGAATATTGCCAAGATAGAGTTTTGAGACTTTTGCACCCATAGATCGAATGAATCGTCGAATACCTGGATCGCACGACATACCCATCTCAAGATATGAGGCAATTGGAAACGGCTTTGCTGCGTACTCCTTAAAATCAATCATACGAAATTTCTCGTGTACGGTAGCATCCTTATGATTTTGATTGTTGTCTACTAGGAGCCACGGACGATAACCCATAACCTCAATCATACGGTAAATAATATATACATTTTGAAATAGACCGTTCGCCCAAATGTGTTCATCAGGAATGCGAACCGTCGTAAGAATAATATTGAGTTTGTCGTCCGTCGATTGTAAATCACTCATCTTCGGCGGATTAACAGGTTGTACGGTAAGACCATAGCCTGTGCTAATATTCGGGAAACTCATCGTTATTCGTTTTAGGGTTTTATTGGTTTAAATCCAGGCTTGTGGCTTCACGGCTTTTACGGATAAACAGACCCTGTTGCTTTAAAGCGATTTAACGCATTGCGTACCTGCTTTTGGACGTGTGAGGGCATACTTGGATTCGCCAAATAGGTAATACGAATATTACGGTTTGTGCGCGCAATTTGCTGCGGCGTTGATTTGCCCATCATCCAGTTACGAACAATTTGGCTGCCATTATTGAGTTTTGGTAGAAGACGGCGCGTACCATTCTGACGAGTTAGATTCGCATTACGACGGGCTTTACGGGTCTTTCCCATTCTAGTTTATATATGGATTATTGGCAACGTCCCGCCTCTGCAATCTCCGCACCATTACACATACATGTCTGCGTCTTACAAATATCACCATTCTTTATCGCTGGCGGAAAAACATACTCGTTCTGGAAACCCTCGTATTGTTTGGTAAAATGATGAACCGTCTTATGGATTGCCGCATAGAGAAGAGCAAAAAGGACACCGTGTGTGAGCGCAACAACGATTTGCGATCCCTTTGGTGGTAATGTAACAAGGATACCGGGTGTGAGCGCAACAAAGAGCAAGGCAGTAAATAATGTCATCAATGGATGAAACATCTCTAGTATACGTTGGTTTAAAATCGCTCGGTATAAATTAAGGAGATTCACAATGACGTCTCGCTCCGGTGGTCTGATGGAACTTGTAGCACGAGGAAAAAAAGATATATTTTTTACATCCAATCCCACAGTCGCATTCTTTCATAGCGTCTATATGCGCTCGGTTCCTTTTACGAAAGAAATATATGTAACTCAACCTCGTAATGCGCCTGATTGGGGACGATGGGTAGAATTTGATATTGACCATCGCGGCGATATAGCAAAGTACTTCTTCCTTCGTATTCAACTACCTACATGGCTACCTCCCGTTGCGGCTGCCGCAAATCTTACCGGTATTGTAACGGATGCGAGTGGAGTTACCTTTGGATACACCAATACTATAGGATTTCAAATGATAGATAAAATCCAACTTTTCCAAGACCAAGTTCTGATTCATGAATATTACGGCGAATATCTTGCCTGGCGTCAACGCCAAACCGCTGAAACGGGGTCTGTCTTTTTAATGTACGATGAAGTCGGCTCGCACGTAGAAACTCCACTTGCTATTGGACGCTCTGCTACCTTAAGCGAATTACGCGTTCCAATTCCTATTCTTGGTACACAAGCGGCATTTGACCCTGGTATGCCACTTGTAGCGCTCAAACAACAACGATTTCATATTCGTATTTATTTACGTAAACTGAATGAAGTCGTTGTTGCCAGTGACGGGCGTATTAACCCTCAGCCGTGGGGAAATAAACCCTTACGTATCCAAGCAACACAAAACGGTCCTATTGATACATCGCAGGTTACTTTACCCCTTGAACAGATTCCTCCTATTCAAATGAATTTAGAATCAACGCAGATTTATTTACCTCGTGATGCGAATCTATGGCTCAAATCACAGACTTTACGAATCCCCTATAGAAATATCCGTCACGAGCAGTTTACTATTGAAGATAATTCATTTACAGCCGCCTCCCCGCCATACTTAGCAACCGTCCAAATTCCATTTAACATTGATATGATTGGGTCAGTCAGTCGTATGTTAGTAGGTCTCCGGTCGTATGCATCTACGTTGGCAGGACAACGCTCAGTTTTAGTTGCCTACGATGGCTCGGAATTTATAACATCTTTGCGTCTGAATATTTCTAACATAGACCGTATTAAGCAATGGGATACCGCAGTGTTTCGTGAAGTGACTGCCTATTGGAAAAGTATTCGTATAGGGCTCGATTTTACATATCCTATACCTCAAGCAGTCTATGTAATTACCTTTGGAGGATTTGATACCGCTCAACCGGCAGGAACATTACAATTTACTCGTGCTGTTCTACCGGTTCTTTATCCTGTTCTTGGACCTATACCCATGGATCCGCGAAATAAGAGTCGTAAGACATTTTTACTGACCTATGGCGAGGCTTGGAATCTATTTGAAATTACAGGAGGGAAAGGAAAGATGATGTTCGATGATACGTAAAAAAATTGACGGTGGGTCTTGTTGATGTGAGAATGTCACATCCTCCTGTGCTTTCTTACAAATGGCAACGTGGTCCCGGTCTGCGCTCTCTAGTCCGTCAGGACTCTCTAGTCCGTCAGGACTCTATAGTCCACCAGGACTCTCTAGTCCGTCAGGACTCTCTAGTCCGCCAGGACATAAACTTCCTTCTATTATCGTGACTGACAAGTCCTTTCCTACTCTTGGGAGCGGCGGGAGCACTACTAATATTCCTGCCGGTCCACCATCTAAGAAGCCAGTTCTTACCTTCGCCCAGAAACTGAAGCAGACGGCAGACGCCGAGGCGGCAGCGGCAGCGCAAGCGGCGGCTGAGGCGGCAGCGCAGCGCCTTACTGAAGAGGCTAACCGTCGTCAGGTATCTCTTGTAAGCAACTTCTATAAGGGGCATCGAACAACCGATGAAGATTACGCTCATGAAGATAGTTCACCCGATGAAATGGATTATGAAACGGCATTAGAGTACGAGGAGCATCTTCGCTATAATCGCAGGGAGCGGACGCGCATTACGGATTATAGTAAAGATCTATCGTCTGAGGAGGAAGAACAAGATATTTAAAAACCGTTTATGTGAATAAGGAAATGAGTATATCATATTTACAGAATCTTTCAACCCAGATTGGAGTCGACGCACGTACACAATACTTTTACGACTTATCCGGTGTCAAATACAAAACAAAAAGCGATTTATTAACGTTACGGAGACAATGGGATACATATGAGCGTGTTGAAAATATTAATTTTTCTATTTATAAAACTATTTTAAAGGGAATTTATCAGCCTTGGTATGTGTTTGCTAGTAATGAAGAAGCAAGTGATTATCGTGTAGGTCAACTTTTACACGTGAATCGGTACCCAAATATACCATCGGCATTATTCCAATCAATTTCCCTTGCTCCTACACCAATTCCTAAGGATTCAGGTGGTCCGCCTCGCTTCGCCCAAGCACCTTCACAAATTGTATCTGCCAATTCTATAAGTGAAGGGCAAAAAACCGAAAACAATGCCGATATGTCAATTTATATACACGTCAGTACCTATAACGTATTACATAGCACATTTACTTATCAATTTCAGAGTAATGAGGAGCAGTTGGCGTATCATCGAGCAGAGTATCGCCTTTATGCTGCGCGGAACAATCTGATAAATCTATCAACGATTGCGGGAAGATCCGCTTCATAATACGGTCTTGGTGATTCTTTTTAATTGGAAAAGTTGCAAGTATTTTACGCCAAAGTAGTAGTTTACGTTGGCGTAACATATCCTCAATCAATGTATCCATGGTGCTTCACATGTTGAGATGCGGGACTGGGTTCATTTTTTTATGCTTTTATGCGGTGCGTAGTCGCTCCATCACTTCGCGAATATCATTTCGATAATTCACCTTTGCATAATGGAGGCAACCGTTTTGCTTCGACATAAGATGTTTATCCGTATCTGGAATACGTTCAAGCTGTCCGATATACGTTGGTGATTCCGTATTATATGTGTATACGTGACCGGTTTGTGAATTAATCAGATAAACAATACCTTGAACGGATGCGCGAATAAGTGTATCGGGTACAGGGACGTCCATGGGATGATGCGGATAAGATTCGTTGATTTCATTACATCATTTTTTATCCTAAAACTTTCACACCGTGTCCGATAAATACATTGTGGAAAATCTCCATCATTTTATCCCAACCAACACATATACCGGCAAATTCGCTATAGATCAAACATATCAATACAATGAGAATTAGAATGATAGGTATGTTCGGAAGTATAGCATCTATGAATGGTTTCATATCTTATCCTAGTCCTAGGAAAAAATTGATAGATTCTACGGAGTTTTCTAGATGTGTGGTTGCTTCTCTTTCTTACAAAATGACGTCCATTCCTTCCGATACCATTGTCCTCCTTGCAAAGGCTATTCTGTGCCTTGGCGCAGAGAAGCCCTCTTCTCTCCCTTCTTCCATTGCCGATGCTCTGCGTGCTCTTTGCCCTGAGCCCGCTGCCGAGCCTGCGGTTGCCGAGCCCGCGGTTGCCGATCCTGCGGTTGCCGAGCCCGCGGTTGCCGAGCCCGCGGTTGCCGAGCCTGTCAAGAAGGTGCGCAAGACGACAAAGGCACTTGCTGCTGCCGCTGCTGCTACAGGTACGGCTGTTGTTGCTCCCGCTGCTGCTACCACAAACGTCGACCCTTGGCGCACACATCCTTCTCGTCTCCAGTCCATCGATCCTAAGTACTGCGTCGGTCGTCGCATCGACGTCGAGAATCCGCTTGTCGGTACGCGCCCACAGGATGAAACCGCTAATCACGGAATGATCTTTCCTGAGAAGCAGTGTACACGAAAGCCTGCGCCCGGGTCAAATATGTGTGCTGGATGCGGCAAGAAGGATGCCGAATACAAGGCGAATCCTAAGACAAATAACGCATCGTGGCACGGACGCCTTGACGAGACAGTCCTTTACCCGCGCGCCAAGATTGTTGGCTCTGAACTCTTTCTTTCCAAGTACCCTAAGGGACTTCCCAATGATAACTTTCGTGCTGGTAGTGCTGTTACAGGCACAGCAGCTGCCCCTGCGACAAAGGAGACCCAGAAGCGTGCGCCAGTCTATGAGACAGTTGCCGTTGATGCCGCACCTGTAGTTGCAAAGTGGATTAGTTTCATGTACGACGGGCGCAACCATATCCGCAATGTTGAAACTGGCAAGACCTATTACACTGACGTCCTAAAGGACTCTCCAGAGGCAAACGCTGTGAAGGAGCACTATGTCGGTCGCTGGGTCGATGGTGCTGTTGAACTGACGGATGATAGCGATGATGAGTAAATAGACACTAAAAACCCAAGAATCAAAAACCAAAAAAATCCATAAAAATGCGGTGGCTCATTCAAAAAACATAAAAACGATAAAGTAGTAGAACCTGTAATGTCAGGGCAAAATAATAGGACACTCAATGTGGACTCTATTTTTGTCCGCGATATCTACTTTAAAGATTTTGCGAACAATCCTATTCCGGCGAATCGTCCACTTTTGAGTCGAGGTGACGGTGGTACCTATTGGGCGTCGTCTTTTACTTCGTCGTTTGCTGCTCCCGCTGTAAACGAAATTGACGCTCCAACAGCAGACGGTTCACTTTATCAATATATACCAACAGGACAATATAATGTATTTAATTTTTCACCAGGTGCCGGTATTCAATTCTACTCCAATGCTACAAATGGAGGTCTTATTGTCTATAGTATCGGTCCCGAACAAATTATAGCAGACGGACAAGTATTGCCTTTCTCAACCCTACCAGATTACACAGTCGGCGGTCGTACGCTTCAATTTGTGGGTACCGGCGATACATATTTGTACGTAAGTGGTGCCACTATTTTTTTCAACTCTCTCACAACCTCAACCTATAGTTCGATTATTGATTTACAAAGTACAAGTATCGGCTTAGCGTACCAGTTTTCCACTGTCAATGCCGAATTATATAGCACAATCGCCACTATTGAAATTATTTTTACTTCGTCGGGAATCTATAACTATAATCTCATTTCTAGTTACTTCTTAACACCTGGAGTCATAAATATTTCAACTGTCAGTACATTAGTTCTAAACTTAGGTGATAACACAATTCGAGATATTCCATTAAAAAATTCGATATACGACCCTTGTATTGTGTATGCCGAAAACACACTTATTTCCACAAATACCGATTTTTTGACGTTTACTGATAATTTTACAAATGTTACCTTTGCGATTGACAAAGAGTCACTTTACGCTGCCTCTACTCTTATGTATGGATTGTCGACAACTACAGTTACACAGGCGCAGCAAGTCCAATTAGGTTGGTTTCCAGGTCTATCGACCCAAACAAATACACAGTCTCTTCGCGCCGAATTTGTACCTATTACCCAACAAATTCAGGTGATAGAACAGCTTGTATACCCGAATGGTATGTCGACAATCACGAACTATGCCCTTAAAAATATCGGTAAATTCGACGAAATATGTAACCCAACCCAAATTGCACTTACAACACCTATTATATATGCATCAACAAGCCAATTTGTTATAAGTACTGTGAATAACGTCAGCGTTCAGGGCGCCGGTCTTACATCAAATAGTGAACTAGTTTCGGGTCTTTTTGTAAATCCAATACGCCAAGATACTACAGTCAATAATAGTTGGTTACAATACAATACAACCACGCGGGAAATTGTTTATAATGCCAACGGTGGCGGAGGTGGCGGTGGTTGTAATTTGCCGACCAATGCGAGTAACTATGGTGATTATTTGCTTTGGAATGGGATTGCCTGGGAAGTTGGGTTTTCTAATATTTCTATCGGAGACCAAGCCGGCGGCGACGCGTTACAAGGAGAAGCCGCAGTTGCAGTCGGTGCTGCCGCCGGTCAATTCATGCAAGGAGCCTCAGCTGTTGCCGTAGGAAAATATGCGGGGAAATTGAACCAGGGCTCGAATTCGGTAGCTATTGGTCCATTATCTGGCTCTTCGAATCAGGATATTGAATCCGTTGCGATTGGAGATAATGCCGGTGTCTACCAATCATCGTACGCTGTAGCAGTTGGCTATTACGCTGGTTCAATTAACCAGGGAAATGGCGCAGTTGCTATTGGTTCAAATGCCGGTGAATTCAATCAAGGACGATTTGCGGTTGCTTTAGGCGCGGGTGCCGGTATTCATAACCAAAATAGTGGTACAATTGTTATTAATGCCACAGGAGTTGACTTAGATACGCAACAGGCAAATTCATTCTATATTGCGCCAATTCGTAACGATGAAACTGTTACAACTGCGTTATTACACTATAACACCGCAACAAATGAAATCGTATATAATTCACAAGGTGGTAATGCAAGCACAGGTCCAACGGGTCCCTCAGGAGGTCCTATAGGACCTACGGGTTTTACTGGTAATACAGGACCCACGGGCTCTACTGGTCCGACAGGTCAAGGTGCATCTGGTCCTACAGGTCCGACTGGTATGACAGGTCCTACAGGTGCTGCTGGCGGATTTATTCAATTTACAACCTTACTTAATAACACAGTTGCTAAACCATCGGGAGTCATTCTTGGACCTGCCACAATCCCAAATTGGTCTCCAACGTATACTTCACGTGGCGGAGTACTTATTATTAATTTAAGTTTTAGCGCATATATAACAACAGTACCAGGACTCTACGCATTTAACTTGCTTGTTGACGGTAGTTTTGCCGCACGTTCGAGTTTTTATTTTGATAATATTAATTTCCATATGACAATTCCAAGTATATTTAATTTGAATAATATTTCTGCTGGTAATCATACATTTGCAGTCCAAATACTTGGAGGTGCGGCGGTTGATTCGAACGACTACGCGCATATGACAATTCAAGAGGTCATTGGTGCAAATAGTGTAGGATTAACTGGTCCGACTGGTGTAACTGGAGCCGGCGCTACCGGTCCAACGGGTACTACAGGTTCTACTGGTCCAACTGGTACCAGAGGATTTACCGGTGCAACCGGTACTACGGGCTCTACAGGTCCTGTAGGTCCTACAGGCACTGTTGGCACTGGTCCAACTGGTAGTACAGGTTCTACAGGTCATACAGGATCTACAGGTCCTACAGGACGAACAGGCTCTACGGGCTCTACGGGTCCAACGGGTATAACAGGTCCAACTGGTCCCACAGGTTCAACTGGTCCTACAGGAGTGCCTGGAACTGCGACAAATACCGGCGCTACAGGTACTACAGGTCCTACTGGTCCGACGGGAGTGGCGGGTTCGGCAACAAATACGGGCGCCACAGGTAATACAGGACGAACAGGTTCTACAGGACCTACTGGTAATACTGGTCCAACTGGCTCTACGGGTCCTACAGGGTCGACAGGTCCAACTGGCGCACCAGGTTTGGCATCAAATACCGGTGCTACTGGTCCAACGGGAATCACAGGTGCCAGCGGCTCTACAGGTTCCACGGGCTCAACCGGTCCGACAGGCGCCGGTGCTTCAGGTCCTACAGGTCCTACAGGTCCCGCTCCAAATATGATAGTTACAACTGGTTCTTCATATTTAGGCGCAAATGTATCTATAACAGCGACAGTATACACATCTCCAACCCCAGTATTATCCTTTACAATACCAAGTGCAGGTCAATGGGATATTATTTATTTTATACGCGCACAAGGTCCAAATTTTGGTGGTGCAATGGGATTATATACAGGAACTTCGCCATCATTAACACCGGTTGCCAACAGTCGTGTAGTCATATTTTATACAACAACTGGAGGTTCAAGCGGAGGCACAGCAACCGGTCGCATTATTTTAACAACTACTGGTGCAACAACCTACACAATTGGTTGTTGGATATTAAATGCAGGAGGACCTTCTTATACTGTATACTCAGACAGTTCAGGTAGTTCAGGTGTAACATGGGCGCAACTTACAGGCGGTTATGTTGGTGCTACTGGACCACCTGGCTCTGGAGGTACAGGATATACGGGCTATACAGGCGCTACAGGTCGTACAGGTTACACTGGTTACACTGGCTATACAGGACCTGCTGGTAGTGGCAGTACAGGTGCTACTGGTGCTACAGGTGATACTGGTGATATAGGTGAAACAGGCTACACAGGCTCTACAGGTGATACTGGTGATACTGGTGATACTGGTGATACTGGTGATATAGGTGATACAGGTTATACAGGTTACACAGGACCTGCTGGCAGTGGTGCTACAGGATACACAGGTGCTACAGGTCGTACAGGATACACAGGATACACAGGACCTGCTGGTAGTGGTGCTACAGGGTACACAGGTGCTACAGGTCGTACAGGATACACAGGCTACACAGGACCTGCTGGTAGTGGAGGCACAGGTTACACAGGCTATACAGGACCTGCTGGTAGTGGTACTACAGGATACACAGGCTATACAGGTGCTATTGGTGCTACAGGCTACACAGGACCTGTTGGTAGTGGAGGGACAGGTTATACAGGTTATACAGGTGCTATTGGTGCTACAGGCTACACAGGACCTGCTGGTAGTGGAGACACAGGTTATACAGGTTATACAGGTTATACAGGATACACTGGCTATACAGGTGCTACAGGTCGCACAGGATACACAGGATACACAGGATATACTGGTGCTATTGGTGCTACAGGCTACACAGGACCTCCTGGTAGTGGTAGTGGAGGCACAGGCTATACAGGATATACTGGTGCTATTGGTGCTACAGGCTACACAGGACC